CGGACCTGTGACAATTATGTCCAGGCGAACGCCACAAAATGGTTGTTCTTGAGGCGCGCTGCGTCTCTTTGTCGTTTAGTCGACATTCCTTGCCCACTTAAATACATCTTGTGGTATTGCGGCTTTTTACTTTTTGCCGCTCTCCTCTTTGATGCCAGCGCTATTCCAACTGGTTATGTGGTGCAATTCAATGCACTTGTTTACAACACTGTGTATTGGGCAGCTTTCCTAATTGCTGTCGCGTATCTATTGGGAATTCAGATCCTAAAGATGCTCATCAGTTGGCGCTTTGAGTCACTGATTGCGAATTTTGTTTTGGAAGTTTGCCATGAAAGTCGTTTGATGTTAGATCACGCTCTTTCCACGAGCAACCCAGCTCGTTCAGACTTTGAGGAATTTGACGTCCTTCAAGGTGATGATAAGCCTAAGAGAGCTTGGAAAGAATCTGCTAAGAAAGCTAGTGAAGCAACCACTAAAGTATGGATAGACATACTCGTCAAAGTTGTATCCGCCTCGGTCTTGGCAGCCTTTGGGTTGTCTATGATTGGTGAGATTAGAAACCTCACCTTCGTCTGGCAAATGCTGAAAGGTTGGTGGGATAAAGCTGAGGAGAAAAGTGAGGAAGTAATCAATTCAATGAAAAAAGAAAAGACTACCGTCCCTGTTCCCGAAGCCAAACCTGCCCCTGAAGCCATTACTACGTTTAGTGATGTTTTGTACTTCTACGAAAAGAAAGTAGATCTCCCCTTGGCTCTTAGAGCCAAAGTTCTTGAAATGTCGCAAGCTTTTCAGAACGAATCGATTTTGTCAATGGAAAAACACATCGATAAACTCCGTGAGGCTATTGATGCTGTTCCAGCCCGTAGGGGCGCAACTTATGTTGCTTACCGCCAAAGTTATGAGACTGCTAGTGAATTGTTGAGGAAAGTTGTAATATGTAAGAAAGTCCTTAGTGATGATGAATACCAAGGAGATGACCATTGGTTTGACCTTCAAGGGTCGAAACAAGAAGGAGTCTTCAAGGGAATTTATTTCCACGTTGTAGGAGACAAGGTTCAATATATTATTAATTTGTACTCCAAGGGTAATGCGTACTCCGGTATGCAATTGCCTTCACAATCAGCTCTATTTGAACACGGACTAATCATTCGTACTTTTTTGGCTAGCACGTTTCGCCAAGAACATTTTGATCCTACCCCGTTGTTTGATGATTTGGATGATTTGGAGAGTTTCGACTCGAAGAATTTTATCCACGTTGTCCGCGACGATTGTGCCGTCACTTGGCACGCTCCCGGTACTTGGAGATACACTCGTAAACCCACACCCATGGTTACGCTGACCGGTGGTAGTAAGTTGAAGGTTCCTAATGTTTATGACATTTTGGACCCCAACTCAGAGCAAAGATTGGTGATCCCGAAAAAACCCGAAGACCAGATTTATTGGCTCGCAGAAGTAGAGAATGAGTTTCCTACACCAGTGACTTACCTGTATGTTTACCCCGTTAAACTTAGGGATCCTGTTGTACGCTCCGCGGATTTTTTACGTGTTGAACTCGAAACTGCTCGCTTTTCTGGACATAAAGGTTTCTTTACTGGAGTGAATCTTGACCTCCACCCAGAGGTAGAAATCCTTGAAGGTGATGACGACATTCCTGAGCGGCAATGCCCTAATTGTAAGATCATTTACAATTTCGTTAAACCTACCGGCAACGGCGAAGATTGTTATCACCAGTTCGACGTGCCCGGCCAACACGGCAAGGTTTTGATGCGCAATGATTCTGCGCAACCGTGTTACAAGTTAACACTCGATGCCCAATTTTCCAACTTGTGTAATGCAACGTTTTTACTGAAGGAGCCGAAATTGCAAGATATTAAAATGCAATTGCATGGCTCTGGAGAAACACTTGGTAGACCCGAAATGTTGAACCTAGTGGATAACCAGATGATCATATCCTTCCCCTGGAACCAAACGGACGAACGTGAATCGAAATTAGCAACAGCCATTCCTGTATCCTTTGTCAAGTATACTAACGCTGACATCTACTCTTTTATTGGAGATGATAGGACTTACTATGTTATGAGTGCTGAACAATTTTTTCGCTACAATATTTTTTACTCTACAATTGTGAATTCTATTGATAGACACGAGAAACCCAAGGTGACCGAAGTATTACCAGGCAAAGCCAAGGATGGTACTGGACAATCGATTCTTCACTTTTTAGACACTTACAAAATTGAGGTTGCAGCCCTTGGTGTGGGCGCACTTATGTTGATAATTACTTCCATAGGTGTACCTCTCGGTTTGTTGTACTATAAAAGCCTTAAAAATAAGGAAGAAGAAGAGCTTGAGGGTAAAGTGGACCCTAGCATCCCAACCACGAAGATTCAGAACAAACTTCGTCATATTTTGTATGGCAAGAAGCGTAATACTCTTTCAATGGAGAGATATCAGGAGTTACTTGGCAGACTGTTTACGGTTTGTTTGGTCGATGACGCGACTATTAAGGACCTTGATGCACTCTTGAAGAGTTCGTCTGAAGCGCGTGAAGCGCTCAGCGACCCAGATATTAAAACTCTGGGAGTTCACGCGGCCAAATATTTTCTTGATGATGACAGTCGAGTAGTGTGCAAACACAACGACTGGGTTCTAGTCGTTCATGACGAAGACGCGAACAATCAACTGATTTTCTACACCTTCCCTAAGGATAAAAAGCAGAAAAAGGAACGTGAACCCATTAAAGTTCACTTTTCTAACCCAGACGCTACCCCAGCGCCAGTTGTTGTCGATAAGCCCGTTGAACCGACTCTTGATAATTTGGAAGGCTCAGCTCCTTCGAGCCTGAGACCCGCACTGTACCGCGAGGAAAAGCAAGATCCTCCTGCAGAAACACCTGTAGTTGAACCTGTCATTGTGCCTGAACCACAAACTTCGACTCCCGAGGTTGCCGTTCAACTTGAGAGTCAAGTTGGTGCATCCTCGACCTTTGAAGATCTTGAGGGTAACCATGGAAAAGGCACCAACCGTAGTAAAGGCGGAAGCAGTCACACTGTACAACGCAAACGCGCAAACGCACCCAACATTTCAGGTCCTAATGCAAAAAAAGGTAACCTTGGGTTAGCTAGATCAGCTTATTACAAGATCTATGATGCTGACTCCGTTGAGGTGGATGATCAACGCTATGACAATTGGAAATCCTTGTCATGGGAACGTAAGCGAGGCTTGCTTAAGAATACTCATAAATCCGTTTACATCAATTCCGATGATGTCCGCTATGGTTACACCAGAGCTGGAGGAATGTATGAGGCTTTCGATGGTGACTCTAACGAGAGTTATGGTACTTTTACCGAAGACGACGTTTACAATTGGAGAGATGAAAATAAGTATGATGACGGACGTTGGGATGAAGCCCGACGTGAAGACAGACGAGATTATTTGGAGAAACAACAAAGAGAAGCTGACGAACGTAGAACCAAGGAAGAAGAGAGAAATCGAAACAACCTTGAGGGTGACCAAACCTGGTCCTCCTATGATTCTGACTTAGCTGATTCTGGTTCCGTTCTCCCCGATGAGACCACATCTGATCCTGTCACTCCCGAACCACTCTCCCCTGGTTCCCCCATTGCTGAAGAGAACGTCCCAAATGATTGGGAAGAGCTTGATCACGAAGCTCCGGAAAGCGCACCTCAAGAGGTGTCCGGACTTAACCAACCTGATTCTGGAGTAGTGGTTGGCGAAGTAGCAAACTCCAAACCCGCTGACTCGAACGTCGTCTTGGAAGGCGAGAAGAAGAAAGCTGTTCGTCACAAGCGAACTAGAAGCAGAAGCAAGAGTCCCAAAGGAAAGCCGTTGGTGAAAGCCGCGCTTCCCCCCGATGTAACTCTTCCAACCGGAGCAACGTTGAAGCCTGATGGTTCCGTCTCTAGCGCTGGAGTTGATGTTGTTAAACTTCCTCCTGTTTCTGAAACCCTAGAAGGTGCTACTTCTAATCCCGCTAATGATTACGCTCCTGGTCACGGACTGGTCTTTTTGGCTGGTCCTGATGGTGGCAAGCCTGGCAAAGGCGCCATTGTCTGGAACGCTGGAGAACAAGATGACTACTTGTTCACTGACTCCCACTTGCTTATACCCCCCGAGCTCGTTGAAACCCCCAAAGGTCTCCGACCTCGTTACAAACGAGCTGATCCCAAGCTCGTTTCAACTCTGCCCTTTGCTCCCAAAGGCCACAGTTGGCTGCAACACCAAGGCAGCGTGACAATTTCATTGGCTCCCGCAGAAGGAGCCACCTGGCAAGTTGTTCGTTGTGGTCCTAACGCAAAGGACTACATCTGCTACATTAAATTGAAGCGTGCAAACTACACTCACTTCAAGACCATTACTCGTTTCGACGCCCCTATGGGCATCACGTTGGTCGGAAGGAAGGGACCTACCTCCGTTGTAACTGGCAACGGTGTAGCTTGCGATTCTGATGAAGAAGATTGCTTTTGTAGACATGATGTTTTTACTGAAGGCGGCACTTCTGGTGCCCCCATTGTGATCGGAGCTAAGTGCTCATGGGCCCTGACCGGTCTTCATACCGGGACTACGGGCAACCCCTCCGAATCTGTTGCGAAGCGGTTTCCTAACCACTTCACCACTTTCCCACTCAGCTTTGTTAAAAGCTGGTCGGGAAAAGCATAGGCCCCCTCCCCGGTCTGTATAGCTTGCGCGAATATGATGACTTCCGCGAGGATAGAAATCATAAGCATACAGACCACATGACTTATTTAGGTCATACCGCGCACTTAAGGACCAAACCTGTAGACAAGCAGTGTCACAGTGAGGCATTTGGTGCTTTTGTAAAGGAGTATGGGGCTACAATTTGGAGTAGCGACACAATGACGTTTGGGCCTCCGCCCATGCGTTTGGAGAATGCTTATGAAGCGGCCTTGAAGTATAACTGGCCCGACATGAGTATGAACCTTGACCCGGATGCGACTCAGTTCGCTGAAACGTATCTGAGGAGAAGCTTTAAACCAGTATTCTGCAACCGCGCTTGTACTGGCCCAGAATTGGAAAATTATTTGAAATCGGCAGATCATGCCATTGACAATAATTTGCGTAATCCTGCGCGATATTCTGGGCCAGGCGCTGTGTTTGATCTAGTGAGCATAGATAAAACACCCTGGCTAGAACCAGAAAAAGTCTACGACCTACTCTGGACTTTTCGTTATACAATCCCTATTAGCTCGTGTAGGTTAAAATACGAGATGCGTCCCTTAGAAAAGGGTCCGCGACACTATAACCCGGCGCAAGTCAACCATTATATTATGGGTGTAAACTTGTTTAGTCATCACCACAACGAATTTCTTAAAATGTTTGTTGATCGGTATGCTAAAACCGCCGTTGGAATTAACCCTTTTCAGGGAGGTTGGGATGAGTTGTATCGCCGCTTGAAGCGCAAAGGTGCACGCTACATTTCGACCGACATTTCCAAACAGGATGCTCATATGATGTCAAAATTTATTTACTTGATCCGCGATATGTTCCTTGATTACAGTGATTATACCGATATTGAAAAACTTTGGGTAACCAAATGGTTTGAAGATATTGTTGAGACAATCATTGTCCTCCCAGATGGCCATTGTTATTTGAAACATCTTGGTAATCCTAGCGGTAACTTCTTAACTTGTATGATAAACACTTTTCACACAATTTTTCTGATGGCCTATTCCATGTTTAGAAACGGAATGGTGACCACCATTGAGGAATTTGAAGAGATATTAGCAGCTTGTTTTGGTGACGACAACGTCATGGAGTTCCACGAGGATTGGGATTTTGATGCTTATGCATCAACCATAAAGCATGAGTTGGGGCATGACCTCACTCTGGAGGCCCCTCTTGGGCACCTCCGTGATCAAACTTTCTTATCAAAGGCTTTTTTTAAGCCGCCTGGACGTAACATTTGGGTTTTCATTCCCACTAATTATGAAAAGAATTTTGCTTCGTTATGGTATAACAATGGCAACAACATGGAAAAATACATTCAAATGGTAGCCTCTTACCGGATTTTGTATTATTGGTCGCAACCTCACTTTGAGTGGCTGACCCATTTGTATCGCTTTTTACGAAAGTATTGTTCTTCGCCAAAATTGGAAAAGTGTTGGTTTGATAATTTCAAATCAAATTACGAAATTGAATCTCTACATCTCGGAATCCTCGAAGGCTCACAAAAAACCTCGGATGACGAAATGATGGCATTGGCTCTTGAAGAATTTGACATTCTGCAAGGAGGAAGCCACTCAACGCCAACTCGGCGTGATATTGCTGGCAGCTTGCGCCCAGCAATAAATAAGAGTAGATTGGAGACAAATCTAGTATTTTTTAGAGGAAACACTTACTTAACCATAATGGCACCAGATAATGAACAAAAGAAGCGCAAGCGATCGCGCAAGGGCGGAAAAGGAAAAGGGAAAGCTGCAGCTCCCAAACCCGCCCCTAAACCCCAACCAAAAAAGAGCAGCAAGGGCAAAGGAAAAGGCCCCGGACCCTTAGCACCCCCCAAACCCAGAGGTCCACACTACCCAGGAGAAGCCTTCATCAGAAACCAAAGCTTTCAAAGTTATGTCACGAACTCTCCCATTCCAGTCAATCTTGGTGGAAAAACCATGAACTGTGTCTATTTTGACCGTTTAATGGAATTTACCACGCCAGATGACGGAAAGATGAGTTTCACGATTAAGCCTAGTTTGCGAGAATCACTCATTGTTAAAAGCACAGGTGATAAGGCGAGCGGTAAGGACGTTAAAAGTTCTTACTTGTTCAATGGTGGTGCGGGTTCCCACAACTCTTTTGATTATAAACACAAAGGTTATTATGGAACATCCAATTCCTCAGGCTACCACCTTACCTTTCCCAAGGGAACCAACACTGTTTGGATGGATGGAGTTGCCGAGTTTGACGTAAACGCGTCAGGCGTTCAGCTAGTGAGAGCTGTCCTCGACCCGATTGAGGAGTCGTACCATTTTCCAATTTCGGGAACCTCACCTGCCGGCGGTTGTGGAAGCAACATTTCCGTCGTGATGAATCGTCAGTTGCTATTGAACGATGCTGCCCATGCGGCAGAACAATTGCGATTCGGAGTCCAGTATAAGCCTGCCGGCGGAGCTTGGACCGATTTACACATGGTTACGTTGACCAATTCCAGCGGCCTAAGTTTTCAGTTGACTGTACCTGAGGGTTTGGTTCCAGCTGTTACTTGGGTTGACCTCCGTTTTGGTTTCATTTGCACTAATTTGCGCCAAGAACTCAGCATTAGCTCAGCTGCTTGGTCTGTCAACACTTTGACAAACACAATGACTGCGAATGATGGTACGGTTGATATCCATTCTCAAAATGGAGAGCTTTACGACGAACTCATGCTTCAAAACCCCGAATGCGTGGTCACTGGCGAAATGGGCTGGTGGGCGTATGAGGGTGACATGGAAAAATCTGGAGAGTGGTTGATAACAACGCAACCACAACACGCCTACCCCAGAGAAGTGCCCACGAAGGAGGAAATGTTAGGCAAAGCGCCATGGAAACGAATCCGCGTTGGAAAGGGTTGCATTGGTGTTGGATATATGAACAATATCCAAAGTGGCTTCACGCCCCACCCCTTGAATGCAACCAATCCAGGTGTCGACGATGTTCACGTTATCGTTGAAACTAATGGCCCGCAAAAAATCTCTTTGTTGATGATTCACTGTGTCTACTATGAACCAACAACCCGGTTTACCGCAACCGTGAAAGTCCCCCAAGAAGTTGGGGCAGAGACTAACCTCATTAATTTCATTAATGGGTCAGAAACGACTTTCGAAAATGAGAACCACATCCCAGCTATGATTGCCAGTGGCAAACGTGCGTTGGAGTGGGCTGGTGCTGGAGTTGCTACTATAGCAGATTACTCCGCTAAAGGCGCCAGCATGCTCATGAAGGTGTCCAAAGGTGCCGCGTTTATAGCGCCGCTACTGATGGCCGTGCTCTAGTCCTTTTTTACTATAGAGCAACCCTTTCCCTAATTTAGAGTTTTTCAATTGAACTACTCCCGAGAAGTGTTGCTTCGGCTTAGCGTGTTTACGCGCAAGGTAAAATACCACTAACTTTCAACTAGTCTTACTAACTAGGTGGTCAGAAATGATCTTTAAGAGTAATAGTGTCGGCGATCCCCGTCAATACGAAAGTATTGTGTAGGTTTACTAACATGACAGAGGAAGAGACAATTTTCTCTTT